TGTATCTAAGGTTGGTCCGGTTACAGATAAAGGTGTTTATGCGATTGCTAAAAGCTTTGCTGAAAAAAATAGCAAGGGTGAAGTAAAAGTTAAACACGGGTCTGACGAATCTAAAGAAAAAGCACCTTACTAATAAAATCCTAGGAATTGGGCGTGAAAGCGAGAGTGGAAGCGCCCGATTAAAAAATATGAATGTAAAAAAATTTAAAGAAGTATTTAAAGGCTTAGATGAAAGATTTGGCTACCATTTAGCTAATTATGAGAACGGTAGTAGTAAAAAATCTGGATCATCTTTTACCTCCCATTACGCGCACACAGAAGAGATGTGGAAAGCGCATCTCGAAGGAAAAAAATTTCAAGTGAAAACTAATAAAGGATCTATGTATGCGGATAGCCTAGGTCTTTGTCCAATTAATAAGGAAAGTAAATGTAATTGGGGTGCTATAGATTTAGATAACTATAGACCAGATGTAAAAGAATTATTTAAAAAATTAAATAGCCTGAATGCGAAACTAATTCCCTTTAGATCAAAAAGTGGAGGGATTCATCTCTATTTATTTATGACCGTTTCTGTCCCGGCATTACTCATGAGAGAAAAACTTCATAATATTAAAAACATATTTGCAGTAGAAAAGCCTGATAAAATATTTCCGGTTCAAAAATATCTGAACCTGGATAAGGGTTCGGCCGGTAGTTGGATAAATCTTCCTTATCACAACGCCGAAAAAACAGAAAGATATATGATTAAGGAAGACGGAAGCCCAGCAACACTAGATGAATTTTTTGAATATTATGAAAAAAATAAATCCACACCAGCAGAATTAAAAAAATTAAAATCTAATATCGATGAAGGAGAAGTAGGCGATTGGTTTAAAGATGGCCCTCCTTGTATGCAAGCATTAGCAAAATTTGGGGTAGAAAAATCCCAACGTAATGAAACTCTTGTAGATATGACACGTTATATTAAATTAAGATATCCAGACGATTGGGAAGATAGAGTAGCTAAATATAATGAAAAATTTTTTGAACCTATTGGAAAAGGGATGGGTTATAATGAAGTGAAAGGAATAATTAGTTCTAGAAATAAAAAAGATTATCCATATAGGTGTGATAAAGACTGGTTAAAACCGCATTGTAATAGAGAAGAATGCATACAAAGAAAATTTGGAGTTGGAGGGGATGCTGCCGGAGAATCAGTTCTAGGTCCTTTGTCTTATATTAAATCCACCCCTACAAGATGGTTTCTTGGTTTTAATGGTGAAGAAGTAGGGCTTAATTCAAAAGAATTAGTTAACCAGACTCTTGCAAGAGAAGCAGCCACTGATCAAGTCAAAAAAACTCCAAAAAAGACAAAGAATTGGGACGAACAAATTAGAGCCCTACAACAGAGAGCAACCCCAATGGATGCTCCAGAAGAGAGCCAACCAAAGATAAGGTTAAAAAATTCTTTAGAAACTTATTGCTTTAATTTACGCCAAACAAAAAATAAAAAACAGATATTATTTGGAAGACCTTTTCACGAAGAAAATAAGGTTAAGTTTATGTTTGATCCATTTTTTAAATTTCTAAAAACGAACAATTGGGAAATAAGTGAAAATGATACACACACCATGCTTAAGAAAGCAAAAGGCTTAACTAGAGAAAAGTTACACATAGATAAAGACATAAAAAAATGGGTGTATGTTTTAGACTCTACTGAATTTAAGAAAGAAGAAGTTGAACATGAGGATATAGATTTTGGACAAGAAAGTGAAGCTCCTTACTAATGCTAGATAGATTTTATAGACAGAGATATAAAATACTAGGAGGACCAGGGTGTGGTAAAACCACTGAGATTTTACATCTTTTACGGAAATATTTTAATAAAGGTTTACAGCCCAAGGACGTTTTAATGGTAGGTTTTGCAAACGCTACAGTTACCAATTTACGTTTGCGAGCACAAAAAGAACTAAACTTTTCTGAAAAGCAAGCCGAAAGTATAAAGACAATTCACAAATACTGCAAGGACAGTCTTGATCATTATGATGTTTTTACTCAAAAAGTAAAAAAAGAATTTAAAGATAAAATAAGAACCGATCCAGATAATTGGGTTATGTTAGATGACTCTGTTTTTGATAGAACAAACGAAGCAGAAGCAGTAGGATGGTCTGAAGCCGAGGATAAAAAACTTGGTTTAATATTTAGTTTAATTGGAAATGCAAGACATGACGCGTTAGCAAGATCTCTGTATTACAATAAGAAGAACAAAACCAAAGAATCAGATATAGAAGAAATATTAAAATTTAGTGATAGACACACTAATTTTCAATACTCTAAGCTAACAAGATCAGAAATAAAATATTGTTACCAACAACTAATTAATTTTAAAAACCAAAATAATGTAATTGATTTTGAAGACATGTTGGAAAAAGCTTTGGCCCCTAATATTATATTTGATGATTACAAAGTAGTTATGGTTGATGAAGTACAGGATTTATCTTGGTTAGAGTGGAGAGTAATTGCAAAACTTGGTAGAACAGCAGAAGAAATGTATTTAGTCGGAGATGATGACCAATCTATATATGGTTGGAAAGGTTCTAATGTAAAAATATTTCAAAAATGGCCTTGTAGAGAAGCAAGTATAAAAATATTGCCTACTACTCACCGTTTACCTCAAAAAGTATATAGACTAGCTAAATACATTAGTCATCAAATCACCCATCGATTAGGAAATGAATACGACTGTAAAAAATCTTATGAAGGAAAAGTAGACTTCCTTCATGATACAGGGGAGTTTGACCCTATAATAGATATAGATTCTAATTTAATAATGTGCGCTAGAACATGGAAAAATTGTCATGGATATATCCGATATTTAAAAGACAGAGGAATTATCTGGAAAGAAAAGTCTAGGACCGCAGATAATAGAGGTTCTTTAACATCGAGTTTTCCAAAAAGACCTAGAGCAGTTATTGATAATTGGAACACATTAAAAAAAGGGCAAGCCATTACGACAGATGGAGATCTAACTTCAGGCCAACGTATCATGCGTCTTATTGAAGATTTAAAACCAGGTTTAGTCCAGCACGGAAAAAAAGGAGCACTCACAAAATTAGACACATGCCCAGAAGAATTTAAAGATAAAACCAATAGTTATTCTTTTTCTGATTTAAAAGAAAAATATTATGTATTAGCTGATATTAATAAACCATGGCATGAAATATTTCATTTTTCTACAAGCCGAAAATCTTCAGGAAAAAAACCACATGGTTTATTTAGAGATGATGATGACTTTAATAATTATTTAAAAATGTGTTGGGACAATGATCCCACTTTAAGTAAAGCTGATATAATTGTGTCCACTATTCATGGAATAAAAGGAATGGAAAGAAAAAAAGTTATTTTATCAAGTGATTGGGGATATGGTAGTTTACAGAGTTATAATAGTGGAATAATAAGACTAGAAGATGAAGAAATTAGAGTTTGTTATGTTGGTGTATCTAGAGCAGAAGAAGAATTATATATTTTTAATTCCACTTATAAAAATACTTTTCCTTTACTAAGTCAAGAAGCGTTAAGAGGTATATTATGAGCGAAGAAGAATTTTATAGATTTATAATGAGAATGGAAAGAGAAATTAATGGAGAGGAAGAAGACATAGAATATGTTCAGGGAGAAAATGAGTAACGTATATAAAAAACAAATAGGTGGAGATCATTATCAATCGATGAAAATTCAACCATCAGAATTTATAAACAAAAATAATTTGCCTTTCGCAGAAGGGAATGCTATAAAATATTTGTGCAGACACAAACAGAAAGGACAAAAGAAAGATTTGGAAAAAGCAATTCACTACTGTCAAATGGCTATCGATAGGGATTATCCAGAAAAGGGAAAAACAGTGTCAGAAAAACTACAAGACGAATTAGAACCTATTAAAGATTTCTTAGAAGAAGCTGAGAAAGAGAAAAAAGAATTAGAAGAATCTTATAAAGAATCAAGAAGACAAACAGAAGAACGTAAACCAAAAGATAAACCAAACTCATGGGGGATAATTAAATGATACAACGACCACTATTTACAGCGCAAACAGAATGGGTACAACCGGAAGAGTTTCCAGACCTATCAAAGTATGATGAAATCTCAATCGATTTAGAAACCAAAGACCCTGATTTAAAAACAAAAGGATCGGCATCAACCAGAGGTATTGGAGATGTAGTAGGCATAGCTATAGCTGTTTCTAATTGGTGTGGTTATTACCCTATAGCTCATGAAAACGGGCCTAATATGGACCGTAAACAGGTTTTAAAGTGGTTTGAAGATGTATTAAAGACTCCTGCTTCAAAAATATTTCACAACGCTATATACGATATGTGTTGGATTCGTAGATTAGGGCTCACGGTCCACGGAACTATTATTGATACAATGGTAATGGCTACATTGGTTAATGAAAATAGATTTAGATATGATTTAAGTTCAGTAGCTAATCAGTATGTTGGTATGGGTAAAAATGAAACAGTTTTAAATCAGACTGCGAAAGAATGGGGCATAGATCCTAAAGCAGAAATGTACAAGTTGCCTGCTATGTATGTAGGTGAATATGCAGAACGTGACGCCGAAATAACATTGGCTTTATGGCAAGAACTTAAAAAAGAAATTCTTCTTCAAGATTTAAATGATGTAAAAGATTTAGAAACAAAAGTTTTTCCATGTCTTTTAGATATGAAATGGAAAGGTGTTAAAGTTAGTGAAGACCAAGTAGATATCTTAGAAAAAAAATTAACTCTTCATTATACGGAATGCATGGATAGGGTTAAAAAAGAAGTTGGTTTTTTTCCTGAAATATGGGCAGCAAAAAGTATTGGCTCTGTATGTGATAAGTTAGATATAAAAGATTATGCTAGAACTGAAAAAACCAAAGCCCCTTCTTTTACTAAAAATTATTTAGCTAATCATGAGAACCCTATACTTAGAAGTATTGCTACTGCTAGACAAATGGATAAATTAAAAAATACCTTTTTAAATTCTATTAGAAACTATGTAGTAAATGGAAGAATACATTCTGATATTCATCAATTAAAAAGTGACCAAGGAGGAACCATAACAGGAAGACTAAGTTATTCTCATCCAAATTTACAACAACTCCCGTCTCTTTACACACCTATAGGTATGGGTATTAGATCTATATTTGAACCTGAAGATGGACATACATGGGGTTGCTTTGATTACTCCCAACAAGAGCCTAGATTAGTTATGCACTTTGCTTTAAAAACTCCAGGGATAACTGGGGCTGCTTCTATTGTAAAAGAATATAAGGAAGGCAAAGCAGATTTTCATCAAATTGTAGCCGACATTGCTGACATAGATAGAAAAAAGGCTAAGACAATTAATCTTGGCTTGTTCTATGGAATGGGTCGAGCAAAACTTCAAACTCAATTAGGTATAAATGACGAAGATGAAGCTAAAGAATTATTAGCGAACTATCATAAAAAAGTTCCTTTTATTAAACAATTGATAAAAAGTGTAATGGATAGAGCTCAAGAGCGTGGTCGTGTTAGAACTTTATTAGGCAGACTATGTAGGTTTGATATGTGGGAACCAAAACAATTTGGAATGCATAAACCGTTAACTTATGAAGTAGCCTGTTCAGAAATTGGTATAGGTGGAATTAAAAGAGCTTTCACTTACAAAGCTTTAAATAAATTAATACAAGGAAGTGCAGCAGATATGACCAAAAAAGCTATGGTAGATCTACACTCTGAAGGTATTATTCCTATGGTCCAATTACACGATGAATTAGACATTTCAATTAAAGATGAGGCCCAAAGTAAAAAAATAATTGATATTATGGAAAATGCTGTTCCTTTAGAAATTCCTAATAAAGTAGACTATGAATCAGGAAAAAATTGGGGTAGTATTGACATTAATATAAATGATGAAGACAGTATTGATAATAGCTTCATTTAACAAGGAGAAACTATGGACCATATAAAAAAAGTAATGACATGGGCTAAAGCTAATAAACAGAAATCTGTTATTATAGTTATAGTTGTTATTGCAATAATCGCTTTAATAAACTAATTTATGCATGGCCTATCTAAATGCAAACATTCCTGTACTCTATTCACAGATCAGGAGAGAATATCTCTATGACCTTAAAGAGCACCACGGAGAAGTGGAAGACTGCATTATATTTGGCTTGGCATCGATTACAGGGCGTCCTGT